AAAGAGGGTAAATTAATTGGTAAAACCTTTGAAAGTGTAAGCTATACTGACTGGCAAACAATCATTAATGTTAATGGTCAAGATAGAAAAATACACTTTGCAAATGGTATTGATCAAAGAGAAAACGGATTTGTAGGAGGTAAGTATCACACTACTGATGCAGATGAAATTAAATCTCTTGAAAATCACCCAGAATTTGGAAGTGAAATTATTTTGTTTAAGGATGTTATAGAATATGATAACAATCCAGGTCTACAGAATAACAATGACAATAAAGAAGATTCCAAGAAAATTGTAGAGGAAGTTACTACAATAGCAGAGGCATCTGCTTGGCTAAAGAAAAACTTCGATGATGTTTCTTATAAAGAAGTATCAAATGCTAAATCAATTAAGAGTTTTATAAAGGATAACAATGTAAGTTTTCCTAAACTGTTTAAATAATTCATCATGGCAAGAACCAGAGAATTTCTAAAAAATCTTGTATCATCTAGAATAGATGAGGTGATTCCAGTTGGTAATGTGGTCCAAGGACAAACAGCAATTGAAACGCCTATAGATGCGATAGAAGATGAATTAGACTTCTCTGCTGAATTTGTTACTAGGGTTGGAAATATAGAACAGCTATTTCCAGCTTTGGTATCAGATTTAAAATATTTTCATGATCACAATAACATTACTAAATCTGATGGATCAAAAGTAGCGGCAGATACTGATCAGCTTAAATTTATAAAAACCGATCTTTCTGTGATTATACCTTTACCTGAAGATTTTTTACGTTTTGTGTCGATGAAATTAAATTCATCTAAAAAAGAAATTACTGAACTTATAAGTTCACAAGACGATCAGTACAGGCTACAGCAAAATAATCCTTACACCTCTGGAACAAGACATAAACCAGTTGCCGCTCTTGTATCATTCACTGATTATAATGATGCATCTAATTACAAAAACAATTCTAACTCTTCAATAAACACTAACCTGTTGAAAAGAAAATATACTATAGATGCAAATGGTAATTTTACAACAAATCAGACATTATCATCTCTTAATAATTCATTGTCTGGCTTAGCAACTGATGATGTTATTGTTCTTAAAGGTCAAACAAATCCAAGAGAAAACGGCACATACCTTGTAAACGCAAGTGGATCTCCTACAAAACTTTCAAAAAATTTTAATACTATAACAGATTCTGGAACTACGTTTGCTACTGGACAAGTCAATAACATGGCTATTGAATTTTTTAAAGCAAATGCAGCATCTGATACTATAGAAAAGTTTGCATATATACCTAGACTATTAGCAGAAGAGATACCAGATGGGTTGGTAGATCCTCTATGTTATCACTGCGCTGGTAGGGTATTAGAGTCCTTACAAAGACCTCAAGAGGCACAAGTTCTCTACTCAAAAGCAAACACTTATTTAACAGTTTATAAAGAAGGATTAATAGGACAAGAATAATGGCAACAGATAGTAAAAACACCACAAGATTAGATTTAGATGATATCTATAATTCTATAAAAAGAAGAACTTTTTATAAGTGTAAGGCAAGAAATCTTGATCATGATAAGTATGGAATATCTGGAGAAGACACAGAAGTTTTATATGAGTTTATTACAGAGGGATCTGAGATTATAGCTAACACCGCAAACTATATAAAATTTCATACACAGTCTGGATACGATGCGCTCACATACTACGAGCATTATGAGATGCAAGACACTGATAACGATGATAAATTTAAATTTGAGTCTGATACAGATGAAGATGGTGATTTAACAAATCCAGATAGTGTAGAAATAGATAATAAAGACATCATGTATCAAGATGATAATTCAGATAATCTAGGAGATAGAAAGGCGGGTGAAAAGTTAAATAGAGCATCTGGTGATATAATATCTTTTCAAATAGATGATTTAAATAGTGACCAAACAAGATATACTGTAGTACAAGGTTTTATACGATCTGCTTTAATTAATTATTCATTATATAAGTGGTATACACTCATGGGGCTAGGCGAGGATGCAGGTGTTGAATTAGCTGAATTCAATAACTCTGTAGAAAGGGTAAGATATAATGCTGTGAGTAATCACAGAAATAAAAAAATAAGTAGAAAGTATAGAATGTTTTAATGGCAGGATCTTTTAAACAACTTCAAATAAAGTCACTCAACACCTTATCTAATGAGGATGAGTACATAGATGGCTCTTGTGAGATATTAGATAATTTAGAGCCAGATGGTGTAGAGTCAAACCCAAAGTGGAGTCCTGCACAACAACACCTGTTAAAACATAACACAAATTATTCTGATTCTGGAAATATAAAAGAGAGAGTATTTCACGTGCAAAGGGAAGGATTAAATACTGACTTTGATCACGGTAGCAGATCAGGTACAGATTACTTCATAGTGTGTGAGGCTGAATCTACTAATGATGACATTATTGTATCTACCACAACAAATTCAGGATCAAACAAAAATAAGTTAACAAACATCATTAAATCAGATAGTAATACTGGATTTCATGGTAATCCTAACATGCAGGCATTTTCGCTACGTGATGATCAGCAGTTTATTCTAATAAACGAAAGTGGAGAAACAGATAAACACAATCCTCAAGATTTTGATGGTGATAAGTCGTTCATGTTCATGAATAGAGGTGATACAGTTGGACAGATACTGCCTCCTACATTTCCGACACTTACCGTCAATCACACCAGTGAAGAATTTTCTTTAGATCAATTCGAGAAGGCTTTCCCTCTAGGTGATTACCCTGGAATACTTGCTAATAGGGATAGATTTATCGGTGTCATATTTGCATATAAAGCACCTTCTGGTGAATACATAAAACAGACAGCACCATATATACACAAAATAGATGGGTTAATTAGTGGAGAAACTACATCTGTTTTTGCATCTATGACTAACGCATCAGGAGAGTCGTCTGGAGATACAAGCGTAACTAACGGCACAGAAAGGTTAGGGTTCTCTGCAAGTAGTGAGACTAATGCCGCTGGAGATGTCACATCAATAGATAGCATTTCAGCAGATTTAACGAATGAAAGATTCCAAGTGACTGAGAGCATCAATGCTAAAATTAAAGTTACATTTAAAATAGTATCTAGATCTTTTACTAATATGTCAGCAGCATTTACAATAGAGGTAAAAAAAGGAGGATTTACTGATCAGTACCCTACAGTATTTTCATATACAACACAGCCCTATCAAGTTGCTGGAGTGCCTGTCGGTACGGACTTCACAGTTCAGAGTGATTCGTTAAATCTAGGAGCTGGGGATTATTATGTGATTGTAAATGCAAATGGCAATTGGAATTCTTTGGTGGTAAGATCTACACTTTTTGAATTCGAAATAACAACACCTGTTACAAATACAGCAACAACAAATAATAGAGTATCTACTCTTAATTTCAAATCATATGGTACTGATACAGGTGATGTATTTGGTCACTCGTCAACGAATGTTTATAATAATATTTTTAGAAGTAGCTCTAATTATTATCCTTCTGACGAACTAATTATAGATACTGGCAGGCAGGTAGCTCATAATAAAATTAAAGATTTTTATGGTTTCTCTGGTCCACATATTTTTATTACTACTCCAAAAGATACATTTGATGATGCACTAAATGAGGGGACATACTATCACATAGCAAACTTTACTAAAACATCATCTGACGGTTTACTAGAATTCAAAGACAACGAATCTTTAATTGTAACAAAAGAAGTAATGAATAATGATCCGTTTTCACACCATTCATTAAGTGCTTATAACACAAAGAAAGCATTAAATCGAGTTTGGCTATTGGGTTTAGTAACAGACTTTGCTCCTTCTAACAGCGCCTTTTATCCTGGCTTTCTTGCTCATACGTCTAATGGTAATGAGTCTACAACAATATTAAATTATGATGCAAGTAAAGATTTTAATACGTTTGACGAAACACAAGTTTTTGATAAACCTTTAGTATGTTATATTACCGTCACTCTAAATATTGATGGTAAAATATTTACAAGAGTTTCAAAGACTTTTCTAAAAGGTTATGTAAGTGGCAATACAAAAATTAGTCTTTTACCAAGTCAAATAGGATATCCAGATAGAAGAGCTACAAAAATAGAATTTATAGCAACACATAATACTGGACTCCAAAAAATAGAATATGATCTTGTCAAACATCCTTTTTTAAATATTGCTTATAATTATTCCGAGGAGCAGAGAATAACAACAGAGGTAGACAACAGCGTATCTGTACCTGCAACAGGGACATCTCTTGCATCTAACAGAAAAAAACTTTACGAGCCAGGTAAAGTAAGAGTGTCATCAATTGACGGATACACATTCCCACTGCAACAGACATATGAGGTCGATGATATGGCTATTTCTTGCGTAGATAATATCCAGGAGGCATCGCAAAG